CGTACTCGTCCTATATTAATTGTTGCCATATTAAACTGTTACCTCTAAATATCCGTTGGAGTCAATACTGAAATCATTGTCAGATGCGCTCCCATAATGTTCTATGAGCAACTCTCCACTACTGTTAATCTCAAAGCGACCAAAAGCTAAAGCCATAGGCGTTGAACCCATGTTTCCCGTTGGGCCTTGAAGTCCTAGTGGCCCTGCTGAACCTTGAAGTCCTGTTGCACCAGTAGAACCTGTAATACCTGTGATTCCTTGTGGGCCTAGAGGGCCAGTAGCACCTGTTGGGCCAGTTGACCCCATACTTCCTGTAGCACCTGTTGGGCCAGTTGGCCCTGCATCACCTGTGACACCATCCGCACCTATAGAACCTGTGGCTCCTGTAGCACCTGTTGGCCCTGTACTTCCTGTAGCACCTGTTGGCCCTACGTCACCTGTAACACCATCAGCACCTATAGAACCTGTTGCTCCAGTAGAACCTTGTGGGCCTGTAGCTCCCGTTGCCCCCGTGTTACCTGTGTCACCAGTTGGGCCTATAGAACCAGTTGCCCCTGTTAATCCGATACTTCCAGTAGCTCCCGTAGCTCCAATAACTCCTGCATCGCCAGTTGGGCCGGTAGAACCCATAGCTCCAGTAGCTCCAGTTAAACCTATACTGCCTTGAGAACCAGTAGCTCCTGTTGGCCCTGCGTCACCAGTTGGCCCAGTACCGCCCATAGCTCCAGTTGGCCCAGTTAAACCTATACTACCCTGAGAACCAGTAGCTCCAGTTGGGCCTGCATCACCCGTTGAACCTGTAGCTCCTATAGCTCCAGTATCTCCTGTAGCACCTGTTGGGCCTTGAAGACCTACAATACCTTGCGCTCCAGTAGCACCTACAGCACCTACAGCACCAGTTAATCCAACAACTCCTTGCAAGCCTGTGATGCCTTGCGCTCCCGTAGGCCCAAGCGGCCCAAGGTCACCCTCATCACCTTTTACACCTTGCGGCCCAGTTGGCCCAATAGGCCCATCATTTCCGATTGGCCCTCTGTCTCCGTCTTCCCCTTGAACACCTTGAATACCTTGCGGCCCTGTAGCACCTATGCTACCTGATGGCCCTATTGCTCCAGTTGTTCCAGTAGCACCTGATGGGCCTTCCGATACATAAATCTTTAAGATACCTGTACTTGCGTCATAATCGGATGCAGGGCTGACTGAGCCTAGAGGAGCGGCACTCAACGAGTCTACTTGCGTAGTCAGGTTGTACAGTTGCCCGTGTTTATCGACTACATCAGCGTGTTTTGTGGTGACCTCACTAGAAGCTGTGGATGCGGTGTTTGCATTAGTTAAAGCGTTGAGTATTTTACTGTCAGAGGTACTATTTGTACCTGCTCCAAGTTCTAGGTCAGATGATACTAATGCCCAACCAGTAGAAGCAGTAGCTGTAGCTACAGCCTGTAAATCACTAATTGTATTAGTATTACTTAGTTGTTGTATATCACTTATATTAGCGGCTACTAAGCCGACATCTGAAGGAGATGATATTAGGTCTGCCGCATCTGTTGATACTTGAATAGTAAGCAACGTAGAACTAGCAGGTGCGGTGTAAAATACAATAGAGTTGTGAATGACTGTGTAGTCGCTTTTACTTACTATAGTTTCTGTACCGCCTATGAGAGAATATACTTTTACGTGGTCACTTGAGATGATACGGAAACCAACACTGAACGTGCTTGTTACCCCATCACCTGTAAACACCTTATCTGAAATCATACTCTTTCCTTTTACTTAGTTTGCATGTAATGTTTGGCTTGCAATCCAAAAGGCTATACAGTTCTTGATTTACTGTTATATCTGCCTTTTAAGTTAGTGGAATCAATACAGAACCCTGCATCTCCATCACTTTGAATTGTTATTCTTGTCTTCTTGGTTTCCCCCATCACAGTTGCGCTGTCTCCTGTTTTAGTGTGAGTAGCATCACCTACTTGTACCTTGATCTTTTGTGACGATCCAGTTCTAGCCTGTAACTCTACCTTTCTTATTTGTAGTCTTCCTTGTTTGTCATCTACCTTAGACGTACCACCTGTGTTAAAACCCCACTCACTTAACTCAATAGAGCTTGTGTAAGGAAGTCCTATATCAGCAGGAGTTGGATCAGCTTTTAAATCCATATAAACTTCATCTGCAAAGTCTGTCTTAGCCAAGCTGATTCTTTTCAGTACCATCTCGCCTTGTACGCCTAGATCAGGATCGTTAAAGTGACATATCATATATAGGTGATCCCCTACTACTCTTATTGCCAAGATGTGTGTCTTAGCACTTGCAAGCTCCCACCTATGCCATGCTGACTGTGCTTTCTTAGTACCTTCCCATGTCTGATTGTAGACATAGATATTAGCTCTATACTTATTAGCATCTGAGCCTTCAGCAAGGATAAACAACATGTCATACTTGTCACTGCCTTCTAAATCAACAGCATTCTTAGGTACATACTCACTAACATGTGCTGTTACATCTTCAGCTATATTATCAACAGAGTCAGGTACATTGTAGTACTCCCTTACCTGTGTGCCTTCCCCTTTATTTACTGTAAAGTAAGTATTCGGGCCGATTGCCATAGGTTTCGTATTAGGATTTAAACTGTACTCAGTTGACTGACTGATAGACACAGTATCGGGTCTTAACTCGTTCTCAGAACTAAGAATATACTGTGCGTTAGCTCCAAACAGTAGTAAGTTACGTTTAAAAGGTACAGCATATTTAAGGTTGACTACTTTATTTGAGTCAACAGCTACATCCACAGGGTCAGTAGCAAGCAGGTCAGTAACAGTAGTCCTAAAGAAGTTCTCATACAACCCTACTTCACTTAAGATAATAGAGTCTCTACTAATCATACCTAAACGGTTACGATAAAAGAATAAGTCTTCTATTGTGTAGCCTACAAAGCTAGGCATAGCGTTAGTAAAGTCATCCCCTACCTTACGGTCAGTATAGTCAAACTCTCCAAACGTAAAGTCAGTTAATGTATTACGAACAAGTGTATGGGGCATTGTAGCCTTGTCCATACCTGTTTTTAAACCTGATGCTATTGACTCTTTCCATATACCATCTTCATGTGTAGCCCAGAAACCTTCAAACTGATTCTTCTCATCTCCTGTTATCTTGATTAGCGTATTGCTACCAGAGTATTCACCCATGTCACTAGGAAGGTCTTGTATTTTACTCATGTAGCCCCACCATCCTTCGGAAGCCATATTACCCCATGTGTCAGATACTTCCCACGTACCTGTGGGTACTCCTGACGCATTCCATTTCAATCTACGGAGTACTGACCCTGAGTTACTACCTCCAATATCCCCTGCGATAGAGTTAGCTACTGTAAGTGAGTTCTTGCCGTAAGCATTATCCCCTGTTGTACTTGCTGACTCGGTGTCAGTAGGACGTATGCTTGTCCTATCTGTTCCTGTTGTTATGTCATTACCGTTAATTACTTTATACTGATAGGTTGCCGCTTGCTGATTGTCTGTACCACCATAAGCAATATAAGTACGCTTAACCCAGTAGTACGCATACTTCTGGTTCTGTGTTGTGTTACTAGTACCATGTGTAAACGTTGAGTTCTCTGTCACAACCTTAGTTTTGTTTACAATGAAAGTAGTATCACCAATAGTAGTAGAAGTAAATGAATCTACTGGGTCTGATCCTACAGGTATATCCAGATAGGGGTCAGTACCTTCATCTATCTTTGTTCCGACTAAGTTGTATACGAACCACGCTCCACTTAAAATAGCTACAAGATAAGACTCTACTCCGTCTCCTCGCTCGTATGAATACAAGAAAGGTTTTGTGCCGTCTAACTCAGTGAGTTCGGCTACCTTTTCAAGTGGTGCTCTTCTGCGTGTTCCGTCTACAAAAGACACGCTACAGTTCACCATATCTTCTACTTGAGTAACATGCCGTGACTCTACTGCCTGTTGGGATACCCCATTAACAAAAGAAGGTATAGTTTGGTTTACTTCACTCACATCTCCTCCTTATAGTCCTGATGGGTTTCTTGAACGATTCATTGCCCTATTGCTTGACCCATCATCATAGATACTGTATTTACCTACTCTCATTTCTTCACTAGCTAAAACCGCAGTAGATATTGTTATATCATCTCTCAGTATCTTAGCAGTGCCATCTGAAGCACTCACTCCCACTACACGGGAATATAGTTTTGCTTTAGCCTTGTCTACTATTAATATCTGTACATAACTGGGTAAGTCATCAAATTCAATGTCCCATATAACATCGGCTTCAACTACGTCAGTGAACGTATATGTGTGATTACCATTGTCATACAGCTTGTTGTCTTTTATAATGTAATTAGGGTCAGCCGCAGTAGCATCTACTGACAGTGCACCAAATGGCTTTACTATTGTGTTGCTTGAATCTGGCATTAAAGGCCATGCTAACTCTGTGTTAAAGGAGTAACCTCTACCTAGTAATTCTACTCTAGCTTCATCAAGAGCTATGTCTGCTAACTCAGCTTCGTATATACCTACGATAGGTGTTACTACTGATGAAGCCGGTGGTCTTGATGTCTGGGTGAATAATGCTCCCCAATAATGTCCTGACGCTGTATAACTACTGGTACTTGCTGATTCCCACGCTGTTCCAGTGTATACTTTTAATTCTTTAGTTCCTACTGCCCAGTCTGTCGAGTTGGGAGGAGCAGAACCTGTGTGTGCTGTCTTAGCTACATACCATACAGAGGGAGAGCCATGCTTTACCTCATCATCTATGTTATACGCTGTTGTAATATTCCATGCAGGTATCGCATCTACCGCAACATCATGGAAGTAAGAATCCCCTTGGTTTACTACAGTAGCACCTAAAGGTCGTTCTCCTATAGTAGTCAGGCAGATATTGATAGCATCGTTTAACTTCTTCATTAAATCTCCTTACTTTAGGAGGTGAAAAAAAAGGGACACACCCTAGTCATACGCAACCATAGTTGGCACGTAAACTAGAATGTATCCCTATATCCTACACTTACTCCTAGCTTACACTAGGTTAAGATTATGTAGTTGTGAACTGCTGTGAACAACCTGCGTTAAGTACGCCTTCACCCATCGCATAAGATGAGACAAGTAGAGTACCTAATTTCTCAGGGATGTAGTTAGCTTCTGACTTGATGTCAATAAGTTTAACAACACCAACTGCTTGAGGTGTAAACATGAAGCCCCATGTGCCTGCAGGCAAGTTGTTACTAACAACAATAGGAACACCTGCGATCTTGAATACATTACCTGTATCAATACCACCATTACTTGAAGTCCAATCACGGTTAACCGCTTTACTAGACTGTACAAGCAAGTAGTATGCTTCAGGGTTCAGTACCAAAGTACGCTCACCAGTTACATCTTTGCTATCGAAAGCAGATTGAGTATCAAACATTGCTTCTACTAGCTTGTCAGGAAAAGCCGCTTTCAATGCCGGAGTATTAGTTAAGCCTAATACTTTAGCGGCATTCTTAGCAGGCTGACCTACTTTAGGAGTAGCAGTAGTACAAGCCGCTAACTGGGCTGTTACTGCAATGTCTACTTTCTTAGCTAGGATGTTACCAATCTCAGTAGAGTATTGTCCACGTACTTCATAGTGAGACATTGCTTCTTGCAAGTCATCTACGAATACTGAACTGTATCTACGTGCATTGATTGAGATGACTTGTTCTGCTTGCCCAATTGAGCTAGGAACGATGTCATTTCCCGGAGTGTGTACTTTTTCATCGCTTAAGTTACCAATTACTGGGAACTGTGCTGACTTACCAGAGCTGATAGTTCTAGTAGTCACTAGCGGCATGAACACGTTTTTGCTTGCAAACGCTGTTAAGACTTCACCACTAAATACTTTTAGTGCAATGTCTGTTCCTGTTTGAATGTTACCTGCCGCATTTGCCGCCCATGCTACCGCACCTGCTGGGTTACTTGTAGTATATGCCATGTTACTTTATTTCCTATGTATAAATATTAAATGTATCTCCTTTACGTGTACGTTAGTTTAAACGGTGTCCTACTACTTTAGACCTCAGTCCAAGGAATAGGGCATTTATACATACTTATACTTGCTTAGAAGTTTGACTTAGCTAGTTTAGCCTGTACTCTCGCTCTATATGTAGAGTCTGTTTTGTACTCGTGGCTTCCCATAGCTTTTATCATTTCACTCTTGGTTTCAAATCCACCAGAGTTAGTTGTCTGGCCAGAGATACGATTACCTCCGATCAGGTTAGGATTAGCTGTCTTGAATCTACTGTATAACCCTTGTACAGCAAACTTAGCTGAGTCTTCATTAGTCAAAGCATTATTAAAAGCTGTCTGCTCTGATGTGCTTAAGTTATTACTAGCCCACTCTACCATAGAGTTGTACTCCTGCTCACCGCCTACTTCAGCTTGAACACGATCAGCAAACCCAGTATTCATGGACTCTTGTCCTTGGATATATCGGTCTACTGCTTCTCTTGGGATGCCTGCTTGCTCTAACTTCTTAAATGAATCATCACTAAGTTGACCGTTAGTGTCATACTCAGATTCAAGACTAGAGAAATCTAATCCTGCTTCCTTCACTGCTTCTTCAGCTTCATTAGGCGTAGGTGATTCAGTATCTTCCTCAGAAGGTGTATCACGTTGTCCTAACTTAGTTTCTAATTCAGCATAGGCTTTTTCTAGGTCTTCTACTGACTTATACTTTCCTGCTAACTTGCGCTCTTCCTCTTCAGGAGGTGCATTCTCAGCGTTCTCAGCATCAGTCCGTAGACTTTCGTTTACTTGTTGTTCCTTTGCGTCTGCCACGTTTACCATCGCTTGCTCGTGTTCGCTTAGGTTTGGAGCTTGTGTCGCTTGTGCTTCGTTTATCTGTAGGTCTGCCATCTAGTGTCTCCTCGTCTTGTACATATACATTGTATCTAATTTCCCCCATGCCTATGCCTACTTAAAGTTGTATTGGTACTGCATGAATACAGTTTCACTTACAGAGTTCCTTGATCTAAATGTGTCCCAAGGAGCGGCTAAGTTAGTCTGATCCCATGCTACCCGTACTTCATGTGACTTACTGCCTACGTAAGCAGTCGTGTACAACCTCATTTGATTAGTAGGAGTACTCATAAAGTTACCCATATTATCTGCGTCATGTGTCCACCGAATACCTGCGTCTTTCATCTTGATTGCAAACGCTTCACTTGCTTGACTTGGTGTTACTACGCTAAATAGTAGTAGTAAAGGAAGTAGTAGTAATAATCTTTTCATTGTATGTATTGTCTCTTGTTTAGTATGTTCGGATTGCAATCCAAACTAAGTTTAACCACCCATCACTGCTTGAGCACCACCTGCACCTGCCGCTTGTCCTGCTGACTGTGCCATAGCGTCTGCTCCAACCTGTCCTGATTGTGCTAGTGCCTGTTGCTGTTGCTCTTGTGCTCGTTGTTCAGGGTCTTTAATAATACCCGTAACATCTACGCCTAAGCTAGTAGCAACACGATCAATAACAGCATCTACATTAGTAGCTTGAGCAAATATCTCAGCACCTAGTAGTTGTTGTAAAGTCTGTGCAAACATAACTAACTTGTTGTAGTCGTGTCCTCTGCCTAGTGCTTCTAGTCCAGTAACAATAACTGGTTCTACAAGTCCATCAGGTAGTTTTACTTTACTGTCTTTAAGTATGATCTTAACTAGTGGTAGCTGAAGCTCTTGACTTAAGATACTGTAAATACCACCTAGTGCATCTTCTAACTCACCTGCTACTAACCTAATCTCTTCTGCTGTTACACGCTCTGCGTTTCTACGTGCTCCTTCAGTAAGTAAGAA